AGGTTGAGCGGCTTGCTTGATCTTTTCAACAATTGGCAAAGCGACGGCAGCATTGGCGAGACCGCCAGCTTTCACAGCAATGTCCAAAAGCTGAATGATGTTGTTGGCTTCTTGTTCGTTGAGCTTGAGCGTAATTTCCATATTAGGCGACCGGAGCTTCAACGACAGCAGCCTCCTCCGCAACCAAAACCGGCTCCACCTGAGGCAACATCGGAGGCACGATCATCACCGGCGGCAACCACGGCAGCGGCGGAGCGATGACCGGAGGGTTGATCTGGTCGTTGATCTGCTGCGTCACGTTGGCTTCGATGGCGGTCTGATCCACGCCATTGCTGAAGCACCAGCCGAGAACCTGATCCTGCGTGAGGTCAGGATACGGCGTGAAGTTCTCGGTCGGAGGCGCGAACGACGCGCTGCCGTAGCAAGTTCCGCTGTACTGATCCTGCGAGCCGTTGCAACGCCAGTCGGCGGTGATTACGACATCGGTGAGTGAGCCTTCGGTGGGCTTAACGAGAAGGCGTTCGATGATCCAGAGGATGGTCATAAATTAGCGAGCTTCGAGAGTTTGAACACGGGCGGTGAGTTCTTTGATGGCGGCAACCAAGATCGGCACGATGCGGGACATATCAATCGACTGAGCTTTGATAGTTCCATCCTCGTTCAGAGCGTCCTTCTCGCCATTAACCGCAGCGGGAACAACCTCGGCCAGTTCGTGGGCAATGAAGCCCTCTCCGTTGGAGCCATCAGATTTCCACTTGAAGATCGAAGGCTTGAGCGCATTGACGCGAGCCAGACCTCCAGACATCGGAGCAACCGATTCTTTTAGTCGGTAGTCGGAAGTGCTGTTGAAAGTTGCGCCACCTGTGGTGACAGAAACATTTCCAACAGCAGTTCCATTGCGAGTGAAATACAAAACGATTCCGTCTGTATTTCTGTTAAAAGCTCCAGCAACTCCAGATGTGTTTGAAACACTCAGGAATGTCGGCTGCAATGCAATTCCATTGACTGAATTGTAAGCTGGGTTCGTATTCGTCGTCCCCACCAACAGATTCCCGCTCGCATCGAGCGTCATCTGCGCCGTCGCAAGCTGGTTGTTCGTGTAGATCTGAAAAGAAGTTCCAGATTGAACAACCAACGCTTGACCAGAACCTCCAAACCCCGTTCCGCTGCTCAGATAAGTGGTTCCAGCGGCATCATCATAAAGCAGGTGCGAACGAACCACACCATTTGCAGATAGCTGAACGCCAGCTTTTGCAACGCTTGTCGTTGCAATACGAGCGTAAACATCGCCACTGTTTGAAATGTGAAGTCGAGTGGAAGGACTCGCACCCACGCCCAGCCCCGTAGAGTTCAAAGTCAGAAGTCTACTCTCGGTGGTTCCATCTCCTGCATCATTGATTACAAAGCCACCAGCATCAGCAGTTCCGAAACTGTAAGCACCAATACCACTGATTCCGCTCAAGAATCGACCGCCAACCTTCAGTTTGATGTTTGCAACGGAATTAAATCCGGTTGTGTTGTTTACCAGCAGTCCACCTGCATTCAGGCTCATTCCGAGCGTTGAATTGAACGCGAAGGTAAGGTTGTTTCCAGAGGCAAGATAAACACCATTCGCCGGAATCGTAGATCCGGTGACGTTCAAACGAGCAGCCGTCAGATCGCCGGTGATGGTGGCGGAGGCGAGGGTGGCGGTGGGAGACGTAGCGAGAAGCTGATTCAGCGTGACCTTCTTGGTCGTTCCGCTCGCTGCCATCGACGTATCGGAAACGTCCACCAAGACAAGCGGATCGTTTGCGGGATCGGTGGAAGTTCCGATGCTCGTTAAGGCTGTAATCTTAGAGTCTGCCATAGGTCAGAAAGTTAGTCGGTGGAAAGTGAGAAAACGATTTTGGAAGTTCCGTCCTCTTGGAGAACGAATGAGGTCGCGTCTTCCTGCATCAGGTAACGGTCCATCGCAGGATATGCGACCTCAATCGCATCATCCGACGTGGACAGTTGCAGTGAGAGCGCGAGTGTCATCAGGTGGTGGCTCGGGCGAAGTAGGCGATGACTGCACCAGAGGTCAGCGTAAAGCTGGAGATCTTGCCCACGATGGTGATGCCAGCGGGAATGGTGGTTCCGCTCCATGTGCCGGTGATACCAGTGCCAGCAATGGACGAGATCACGGTCGCGGTGATGGTCTGGATTGCGATGTAACCACTCGCCTGAGCGGAGGTTCCGGTGACCAGAGTGAAACCCTGATGACCCATCGAATCCTGCGTTGCAATATCGGTTTGAACTCCAGCCATTTTGTCTTTCGGTTAGAGGGGAGGTCACCGGAACTTTCCAGCAACCTCCCCAATTTTACGGTTAACCTTTACGAACTTTCGGTGCTAAGGCTCCCTGTATCCACAGGATAAGCTTGCCTCCTTCGGGAACTGAAACAGTGTTGAAATTGTCGCGTTGGAGACTCGCGTCAATATCGGGACCAGAAACGATCTTGCTCTTGCCGTTCTTGTCCACTGCTACGGTGGTGGCGATACGCATATCCGTTAGGATTAGGCGGTGATAAGGACTTCAGCTTGCGTAGTGTCCGCAGCAGCAGCACCAAACATGATGTCATAAGACGCCATGTGAGCGCGGGAAGCGCGGCTATACCACACAGAGAGCAACACAGACAGACCATTGCTCAGTTCAACGGTGCGCTGCTCAACGAACTCACCAGCGATCATTCCAACCGGAAGACCGCTCGCAACCGCAATAGCGTCCTGACCGCAGACGAAACCAGCGGTGTTCGCAATAGCTCCAGTCCAGTCGTTCTGCTCCAAGATGTTCGCAAATCCGAAATAACCGTTGTTCAGGGGACCGTAGCGCGAATCAGGGAACGGATTGGTTCCAGCGGCAGCAGTCAACTGACCGGAGAACATCAAGCGAGCCATGTGACTGCCATCCAACAGCAACAGCTTCTGTCGGTAGTTCTTAGCCAGAGCCAAAATCGCAGGGAGGTCGCTAGTGTCGAAGTTGGCAGCAGCACCGATAACAGTACCAGCACCAAACAGAGCAGCGGTCATCTGAGCGGTGACCTTCTTGCTAATAGCAAGAGCGAAGATCTCAGCGGAACCCTGAGCGAGATCCGACAGAGCGAAACCCTGATTCAACTCCTGCTGAGTGACGGTAAAAGTCTTGGTGATCTGGTTAACAGTCACCGAGGTCGCAGCGAGCGTAGACTCGTTATTGGAGTTATTCTCGAAGTCGGTCAGGTTGTCCTGAGCGTCATCACCACCAGTGAACTTCTTGACCTGAACGGTAGCGCGGGGACGCAAGTTATCCAGACCAACGTTGCGCGTGAAGTTAGCAATCATAGCCAACTTAGTAGTCGCAACAGTGATAACCGAGTCAGCGAGATAATCGACAACCAAACCAGCAGCGAAAGTGTTCGCGTTCTGGGGAGCGATCAAGCGGGACTGACGCAGCAACTCGCTGTGATTCTGAATCAAGAAACCTTTACGCTCCGCACCAGCGCGGAGAGACTTGTGTTTCTCCAGCAGCGGGTTGCCGAGGTTCTCAATAATGGGACGCACCGGCTCAGGAGCAGGAGCAGCGGCGGGAGCCTTCATGGAAGCTTCCAGAGCGGAAAGCTTAGCAAGAATCGCGGTGAGATCAACGGAAGCGGCAGGAGCAGCCGCAGCCGTCACAGTAGTGCTATCGGACATATTTGTGTCGGGTTGTTGTGTTGGTTGCGGCAAAGAAACTTTGCCATTTTCGCTGATAGCGTTATTGCCATCCGCAGAAATCTTATCGTCTGGGGAATCATCTTCCTCCAGTTCTTCACGCTCCAATTGAGCGTACAGAGCGCGGAACCAATCGCGTCCAGCAGCACCGCCCCAAAGGTTGGCAGCTACATCAGCGGGAGTGTTGGGTTCAGCCTCAAGAAAGCGTTCATTGCGACCCCACCAAGCGTTTGCTTTCTCAACCTTATCTTCGGTCGGTTGCTCTCCAGCAACGAGAGACTCAGCCTCAAGGACGGTCTGCTTCTCAAGACCATCACCAGCAAGACCTTCAGCGTATTGCTCAAGACCTTTGCGGAGATTGTTTTTGACCGTCTCGGGAGCGGTCTTGGTAACGGCTCGCGGATGCCACTTAGCAGCCATCGCAAGCTGTTTGATCGGCTTGTCCACCAAGCCAAACTGAATCGCTTCAGCGGTTGTAAACCAAGTCTCCGCCTTCATCGCAGCGCGGATGGATTCGGTAGAGCGTCCGGTTTTCTTAGCGTACACTCCAACCAGCACTTCAGCGTGTTGATCCAGAGCGTCAGCCATCTTCCGCATATCTTCTGAAGTACCAGAAGCCATACCGGAAGGATCGTGAATCATCATTAGAGCGGCATCAGCCATCTCTACTTTATCTCCAGCCAGAGCAATGATCGAAGCAATAGAAGCCGCAATGCCAACGACCCGAGTGGTCACCGGAGCTTTGCGACCGCGCAACTGGTTGTAAATGCTGAGACCGTCCCAGACATTACCACCGGGAGAGTTGATTTCTACAAGCAGCGGACCATTCCCAACTTCAGCAAGAACGTCAGAGAACTGCTTACCAGATAAACCGTTACCACCAAACCAATCTTCGCCAATCTGATCGAAGATCTGAATGGTCGCAGTCTCGCCAGCGGAAGCCGCAGGAGCGAAATAAAGCCAATCTGATTTCTTGGTGAAGCTCATTCTGTTTTGGCTTTTTGTTTACGAGTCTTCTTTGCAGTAGCAGTAACAATCGTTTCTTCTACAACTGGAACTGCACCGCCTTCTGACGGAGCCACCGGAGCGGGACTATCAGACGGAGACGGTTCAGGAGGTTGCGGAATAGTCGGCTCGGTCTTAATACGCTCTGGCCGATCCTCTTGTATAGTAGAAACTTCTGACACTCGGAGTCCGTACTTACCGGCAAGCTCTCTAATAAACAAAGCTTGCTGTGCTTTTGCTTCTAAAGCAGAACGCCAATCAAGCCCACGCGCACCGTAAACCTCATCATAAGTCAGAATGCCAGCCTCCAACTCAGCCAACTGAGCGGCGGAATTACGGCCAACATCAACATTTGGGGAGCGCGGAGCGGTAATCGCTACCTCGTACCAATCAGACGGAGCATCATTGAGCGTTGGGTCAGTCTTGATAGCGTACTCCATGACATATTCATAAATACGTCGAGCCGCCGAAGACATCACTTGATGCCGAGACTTAAACCACACAGCAGACATATCTAGCGCACCGCGATAGACAGTTCCCTGCATGGACTCGGGATAAACAAGAACGTAAGGAATACCAACACCAGCACAGACTTTCTCGGTCAGTTGACGCCAGTACTCGCGCATATTCACACCGGGACGCTCCGTTGCGAACTGTTCAAATGAATCACCGTTCTTGAGTACTTTAACAGATGAGCCAAAAACCTGTTCGTAATAGTTCTCCGCAGTGTTCTGAGTGGTTTGCGAGATTCCACCAGACCGGAGGCTGGATGCTTGGACCTCACCGGAGACGGTCTTGACGATCTGAGCGACGGAAGCACCAAGCTTACAAGCTTCCATCTCAAGCTTTTGCAAGTCGTCGAGATCGTGAAGATCATTGATAACTGCAGAGACAAACGGAAGACCTCTAAGCTGACCGGGACGATTCGGCTCGTAAATGTGAACCACCGAGTCAGAACCAATTGAGCGAACGTCAGTAAGATTACCCTGCGTCTTCTCTGACCCGATAAAATACGAGATTGCGCGTCCAGTCTTAGGATCAAACCGGATACCGTCAAAAACGGTTAAATCAGACTCCATACCGACAGGAGTCGCAATCGACTGAGCTTCGATAAGCTGCAATCTTGGCTTTCCGCTCTCACCTTTGGTCAAAAGGATAAAGCTCTCACCGTCGAAGAACCATCCGCGAGCCGCTTGACTCATCAGTGTTGCAAACGACTGACGCGAACCAATATCGGGATAACGGCTCCAGACATCGAACCATTTCTTGGCTTTAAGGTTCCAAGCTGGATCGCTGGAAGCAGGTTGAACCGAGAAGCTGGAGCCAACGGTGTAGCTCTCAAACAAGTCGCCCAATCTATTCAGAACAGCGTTGTTCTGTTCAAAGAAACGGGACTTTCGGACAATCGCTTGACGGGTCGAACTCGTTACATCAAAGCGAGCCGAAGTGTAAGACGTATCAAGATACGAACGACGCAACGACTGACCGGCTCCCTCGTATTTGTTAACGGGAGCGGGAAACAGCTTATTAGCAATGGTTTGAAGGATTCCCATTAGCTCATCCGAGTTGTGGCTTCACGACGGAACTGTGTGAAATCACCGTAATAGCGAGTGACTGCTACCAGAATGGTTCCAAGCATCTTGTTATAGATCTGGAGATCTGACGGATTAGTGATTCCGTCTCCAGCCAATAAGGTCACGGCAAGATCGTAGTCTGACAGCAGTGATTCCCACATTTCCAACATTTCACCAGCGGAAGCGGAACCCTTACCGGGTTCAGCGAACTCAACGGAAACGTCAGAACTAGAAGTTGAGCGGACAACTTGACCAGACTCTATAGCGTTTGCGGCAACCGTAAGCTTTGCAGTCAAAGCTTCCAACAAGCTCAAAGCAGCTTTGCTTGCGTAGGTGGTACGCAAATAACTCCGCTTCGTTGCTACGGTGTAGGTCAACACTTGGGCGGACTATCCACAGACCAACTGTGAAGTCAACTACTAGAATTGTCAGAACTAGTAGATGCGAGATCGTTCCACAACATCACCATCGCCAATTGCATCAACTCGCAGTCATGCAAATGATCGGGCCAACGAGTGTTTCGCTTGAACCACAAGTGTTTGATTCGTCCCGCTCTGTTAGCCGTTGGCTTGAGAACGTGAGAGTCCAAGTGCTTCCAGTATGTATCAGAATCAGCCGCAAATGCCCCCTCAGCCTCTAGTGGTGCGGGTAGACTGCAAACGGTCCATTGGTGATTCTCGGAGCCTTTACGGAGCCGCTGAAGCACTTCCCGCATATGCTCAGTATCGAAGACCAGAAGAGGCTGGACCGCATCAGTCCGCATTGATGTTGAAGTCGTAATGCCGAAGGGATGGATTGCACCAGTCTTGCTGGTAAATCGCGCTCCGGTCTCGCGTCCCTTCATTGGCATCCAACCGATAAGCATTGGCTTTCGGAGACCTCCTTCTGGTGGATAGCGAAGACCGCAGGGATATGTGATTGGATTGACGCTGCTTTGTGAGAACTCAGCGCAAGCGTCATAGACAGCTTGAGTGTTAAAACCGGAGTCAATCCCAACGTCCATGTCATGCACGTTGTATTGAAGTTGGACCCGTCGAAGTGCTGCGAAATCGTCTGCGTGACCGGCGGCAACAAGACGCGAATTGCCTTTGCTCCATTCTCGACAGACCCACCAGACAAACGGAGCGGCGGCTTGAACGTCAGCGGTCAAATAGCGTCTTGCTTCAGGAAGTCCAGCATCGGATACAATCTCCACTCGTTCTTGTTGGGACTCTTGGTTTTCCCACGGTTCCGACAACATTCCGTTAATGAAACCCTGCAACCCCATCATTGAGCTTTTGGCTTCCAAGAATGAGACGGCTAGATGTCCCCAAGTGCATTTGCGATCCGGTGAGTAGAGGCTTGATAAGTGATAAGAACGAACGCTTGGAAGGCTCGCTTGATTCTCGGCAATCCACTTTCCATGGCGCAACGCTGCGACTTTGTGGGAATCCGAAATCTTACCCTGACACAATTGACAAACGTAGTGCGCTGACGACCGGATGCGTTGCCAATCTGGTTTTCCGTCTTCGGTCTTCGCGTTGTCCCAAGTGACTTGTTTCCACTCCAGCTTGATGTATTCCGCGCAATGCGGACAAGGGATGTAGTATCTCCGCTGGTCCCCTCTAAGGTAACGCTGCCAGATTCTACCTTCTGAAGTTGTCGGAGTGCTGGTGAAGAACGCTTTGGAGCTTGAGAATGCTTTGAGCCGCTGCTCTGCGAGGTCCAGCGCATCAGCTTCTTTCGCAGTTGCTTCAGCAAATTTGTCTACCTCATCTGCGACCAAGATTCGCACCGGACGTGACGCTAGATTTGCCGGTGAATTGGAACCGACAAAGGTCAAAGTGCAGCGATCAAATTGCTGCTCTAGATTGGTCATCTGGTCCGCATCCGAAGGGAACCGCGCAACCAATGCGGGACAGTCTTCCAGCAATGGCATCCAGCGGGATTTGGAGAAGCTGCGAGCCAGATTCTCACTCGGCATCAGCCACAGCGCGGGACTCGGTTCTGTGTCAATTGCCCATGCAAGACCAGCCATCAAAGTCGTTGTCTTGCTGGTCTGAGATCCCCAACACAGCGTGACCTCTGAGACTGACGGATCTTTCCAGCACTCAAGCGGTTCTCGGCAATATGGACGAACAGCGGTGGAGAATGGACCGGGATGCTCAGTCTGACGCTGAGTCAACGTGAGGTTTGACTCGCTCCATTCCACCACAGTCTGCCGTGGAGACGGACGGTAGATCTGTCTTCTGAACTCTAGGATTTCGCGTTGTAAATCAAGCATCAGAACAACTCCGTATTCAATTCTTCGATCCGGTGCTTTCGAGCTTCACTCATATTCAAGAACGCCATTCGCTCATTGACTCCATCCATTAGCTTGTCCCGCAACTGCACGTTGCAACCCCACGTTGCGTTCTCATTGAAGATTTCAACCATCAGCACCAGACCGTCTGGCTCCAAGTGCAGGATTCCCCAGAACGGAATCTTGCAATGCTTTGTAATCTCAAGAGCGGCATGAAGCTTAGACCATGAAATCATCCATTGGTTGCCGTAGGTTGATTCCAGTTTTGCGAGTCCGTAGTTCCGAGATTTCACCTCATAACTTCCGGTAATTACGCCAGAGTTTTGGTTCCAGATGAACCCGTCGATGCGTGACGGTTTGTCGTCTGCAATCGGCAAGAACCGGAGAACCGTGTCACGCTCAATGGATTTGAGCGCGATCTTGTTCTGACGGAGTGCTTCTAGCCCTCTCGACTTCTGGCAATTCAAGATTTCCACGGGTCAGTCTGGTGTAAGGTTTTCAAGCAAACGTCTTGGACCCAACGCTCTAGCTCACGCTCAGCGTGTTCTGGGTCATGCGGTGCAATTCGTCCAGCCAACTGCTTAGGCAT